TGTTAGCATTTTTCTCAGTGAGATAGATATTGTCAAAAATAAACATTTTATCTTCTATGATATAGGAGCAAATCCCCCCCATTTTATCAACGTTAAAATCTTGCCCTATGTATATTGGTAATTCATCATGGAAAGGAAAGTCGACTATATGCCTCTTTTTATCAAAACCATAATATCGCCTGTTAGAAATATCTTTTGCATACCAATTTCCATATCTTAATTGTTCTTTGTCTATCGACCCTAATGAATTTAAATAAACTAGATAACTAGGATCTGACTCTAGTAATATCTTATTGTCTTCTATTTGCGATGGAATGAATGTAAAACTAAGCGGTAGCTCGTCTTGCTTATACTTATCCTTCATTTCTTCAGGATTAAAACCCCATAAGAATTCGTCATTTAAAACATACAGATACCTGATCACTCCTGCCTTAGTTTTATCTGCGTAGCCGTCATGGTCCAGATACCAATCAATCATTTCAAGCACAAAGCTATCTGGATCTGGGTTGCACGTCCCTCTTATGTATGGTCTGACACCACAAGTCGATCTGTTTCTGCTCATCATGTATGAAAATTGTTTCCAACTAAAATGGGTTAACTCGTCAAACATGATCAAAGGGATCTGGGCGCCTTGATAGTTGTACACATCCTTGTCATACTCAATATGTGCAAATTTTGACTTAGAACCGCTACTGAATACCCACTCAAGTCTAGACTCTTTAGGTGTGCCATAAGGTATATACATTCTTAGAGACTCATCCCATAGGCCTCCATTATTTCTTATTTGTGTTGTTGTTCTTCTAAATGTAGTTGAATTAAATGCAGGGTTTCGAATGTGTCTTAACCCCTCCATTAAAAGAGAGAAGGATTTGCCACCACCGGCGGCCCCACCATAAACAGCAATGTCGGCATCTGTTGTTAAGAACATCTCCTGTGGGCCGGGTTGAGGTCTAATCTCTACCATTGTCAGGTATATACATTACAGGAGCGTCTATCTTATCGCCATCGCTAGTAATGTCCACTTTAGATTTATCGCCATAATCTTTATGGAATCTAGACTTTAGATTGAATTCGATTCCACGCTCACTTACATTTTTCATTTTTAAATGTTTCTGGTCAGATCCGAGTGTTTTCGCCTGACTAAGGTTCTCCCAATACGCCTGAGCTAATGTCGCACCACGGCTAAGAGTGTCTGAGAATTCATCATTGTCATCGGCCCACCTGTATACGGTCGATCTTGCCACCTCAAGCTTTGCAGCAAACTGAACTAGGGTTTTCCCTTGTCTAAAATGGTCGAGTGCTAATTGATTATATGATTGTTTGTAATTGGTTGGTCTTCCTGCTTTCATAGGCCTCCTTTTTTATTTTAAGTAAGCGCTTGTATGCAACATCATTGCAAAACACCTTCTCTGTGACGCCCACCGTGCCAGTGCCGGCCCTGCGGCTATGGGATTTAATCTCAAGTATCTTTTTAAATCTCTTGTCTGGCATTGCGTACTCTGAAATGTAAACCGATTCCTTGTGTGAAGCGGCCCATTCATAGAAATCCTCATGACAGAAACGATTACCATCGTATCCGACCGTGTCTCTATACGGTATGTCACAATAGATTATTGAGTCTTCCTTGATTGCAACATGCCTATAATCTGTACTGGTAAACTGGAGTTGCTGGAGTTGCTCGAGTTGCTGGAGTTGCTGGAGTCGCTCGAGTTGCTCGAGTTGCTGGAGTTGCTGGAGTCGCTCGAGTTGCTCGAGTTGCCGTGCCTTATGTCTAACGAATAACCTTCTATCTTTGATCCCTATACCTTCATTAAACCGCTTAATCCCAAGTACCTTTGTAGCAAGCTGGTTAAACTGGTTAAAAATCACAGCATTGTGAAGAGACTTTTTTCTGTTCTCAATATCCTTTCCAAATAGATAGTCTTTTCCGTTGTTTCCAAAAGACCATAGGAGTTTGGTATATAGACAAGTTTCTTTATTTTTAAAAAATTCTTCTCTCGTCACAAAACTAGGTCTGAATACATCGTAATTATATCTCCCATTAATAGCATCAAGAATCAACTTCTCCATACCCTGTCTTATCTCATTGAAATGGAATTTCTGATAGTGGTTGCTTCTATGAATTAACATGTAATGAGTTACACTGAAGCCTCCTCCAAATAAGTCATAAAAGTTCGTTGCCTTCGGAAACGAACTGCCAAGTTTTTTTATTATCTTTGATTTTGACCCTTGATACGGGATCCCATAGTTCATAATTCCTTAACCATATACCCTTTACCAACCAAATCATCATGCAAGTCTCTTAGTTCCATGTCATTTGCTAATTGGACTTCTAGTATATGCTTTTTCTTACTTACATCTGATAGGGGTGGTTCTTCCTCTTCAAACGAGATTCCATCTAGTATGTCGGGGATTACCAAATCAAGATCCATGTCTTCTATTTCGTCCACTCCAAGCTCGAAATCATTGGATATGACATCCATATCCCAACTTCCATAATGCGAATTATCTTGAAGAACAATTTTCTCTTTTTCTTTTTGCGATAACTCTTTATCTGGGACCATTATGATCACTTCATAGTCAGCAGCAAACTTTTCAAGCAATGCCCTTGACCTTTGATTTCCACCTAGAACAGTCTTGCAGTCATAGTCGACAATGAATGGTCTAAATATTCCGAGTTCATCAAGAGATTCTTTTAGTTTGATATACTTCTTTGTTGAGATTGTTCTGGGGTTGGATTCAAAAAGTTCTAATTCACCAATCTTTATTTTTCTTGTATTCCAATTAATCATTTGCACCTCATCAAGGTTGTTAGCTCATCGAGCTTGATTAGATAGTATTAATTTAATACTAATTAGTCAATTAATTGACGGTTATAGGTTTTCAATAAAATAATCAAGCCACATGGAATACTGGTCCGTTGTGATTACATCGTTGCTATTATCACCAAAGAATGCTTCGAATAGAACTGATCTGGGGGCGGCCTTTCTTGCTTGATATAAATTATTATGGCCACGTCCCTTGTTGTATCCCTGACTTCTAGGCCCTACCAATCTAACGCCTCTGTTTTGTTTGTTAAATTTCTGAGAGTAGCTAAGGCACATTTGATCTGCTATTTCGTATGATTTGAGATCTCCTATTTTTGAAAGGCATTCTACGCCATGGGCCCTTCCACCGCCTATATTAAAATGAAATTCTATTGTAGCGTATGGTTTATATATTTTAAGTTTTTCAACAAGAGAACTCCACCCTTTGTTCCTATCGAACACCTGTGTTTGTACGTTTGGGTTGACTATTTTAAAGTCTCTTAGGAACTGATAGTACTCGTATTCTGTACTGCCTAGTGGTCTTGAGAGGGCCCCAGTTGATTGTTCCGAGTGGCCTATGATTAGAGCGATTTTCCTTGGCCTTTCGTTTCTGTAATCGATGCCCTGCCTAGGTTTTTTCTTGAACAAATTCTTGACGCACTCAAACATAACAAACTCCTTTTTTATTTAAGTAGATCTGTTATTGTTTGGTTGGTCAATATTGCCGCTATGGATCATGTAACCTTAACCATTTGCCGTTCTGAGGCCCGAAACTGATTAGGGTAGGTGATTATGCCCATTTGCTCTAAAAATCGATTATAGGGCCTTAAATTAGCCTTAGCTGTGATGTTTGCTTGTATTCTTCCCATGCAACTTTGGCCTCATCTTCGCTAATTACTTTGCCTATTCCTTCATGCACGCCATCATTTCTCTCGACCGCATACAGCACGTATAAAATATAATTGTTTACATTAATCATGTCGCCTTTCGAAACTTTTATGGAGTTGCTCATTTCGAACAACTGCAGCATGGGCATACTTGACTTAACGTGTTTAATTTTGATCTTTTTGACAAGGTCTTTCGTAATGTGTTGCATTGTAACCCTTTTTTATTTACAATAATTCATCAATTTCTGGTTTTCTTATATATACATACATATCTACCAATCTTTTATATATATATATATTATATATTATAATTATATAACTATATATATATCTATTAAAACAAATGCTTACAAATTTCAAATTTCATAATTCATTTCCTACAAAGGGGGGAAAAAGCCATTCTTGCCACACTGCGCCGTATCTTGGAAGATTTGCATCATCTCCCAACGTCCATTTTCGTGCATTCTAGGATTCATAATAAGTTACCCCATTTTCTCTAGTTTCTGTAATTGTTTCGCCCTGCAACAGATCCATTATGCTCGAATTTCGCTTATCTCTTGGGCCATAGCTTTGTATTTTTCTAGTCAGATTTGATTTAGTTATTTTGCCATTTGACTTTATAACGCTTAGTATCTTATTCGTTAATCTTCCACTTTCTGAGATATCAACATTTTCAGAGAGCATATCTTGAGTAATTTTATTTACAACAACCATTACATCGAAGGCCCATTCAAAAGATGCTTTTTTAATTGGTGCTAACTTTTTGTAGCTTTGTCCCATATGATCAATCATCCCCAGTTTGATCACATTTTCGTAGAACCTGGCGTTAATGGCACTCATCCCATCATCTTCCTTTCTGCGCAGTTTATTTATGTATGCGATACAATCATCAAGAAACTTATCTGCTTGATCTGTGGCCTCTAATTTGACGGCCCTAGGGCCATTCATGCTGAACTCTGATAGGCCTTTAGTAAATTTATTAAATGTTTCCACATTAATGGCCAGTGATGATCTTCTTGATCTTATTCTCTTTTGCTCTTTAAATTTTTTATCTGGGAAGAAAAGGAATCGTGCTCCCAGACCTTTATTTATCAAGTTCTGCGTTAAATGGTTTTCAATGTCTGTGAACGTTGTCGCTGTGAGCATTGTAATGCATGGTGAGAAGCATCGGCCTAATATACCATCTTCGTTCTCTTTAGTGACGTAGCTTAGGGCCTTTTTTCCAACAAACATTCTTCCTGGGGAAGTGTAGAGTTCGGCCAGTAGATCTGCTACCTTGGATAGGTAATATTGTTCTTTCATTCCGGCCGTCATAAAGAGTTTAGAACCCTCATCAATAACATCAATTCTGGCCTGACTGTTTTCTAAGCTCATTAAAAAAGAGTTGTCACTTGCAATGTCACCAATACCAATTAGGTCATCTCTGCCCAATTTTGATAATAGATCAAATGGATATTTAAGGGGAATATTTTTTCCCATACCTGACTTGGCCACCATTGCTATGTACATGTTTGTGTAGATCCCGTCAAAATGAACCTTATTGTTTAACATTGCTGACATCGTTGCGATTGAAGAGGCAAATGCCAATCGTGATCTCTTAATTGGAGAGTTCTCATAGATAATTTCAAACATCTCTTGGGCCACACCTCTTAGCAATGGTAGTCTATATCTTTCTTTTTCAAATTTCTTTTCAATTATCTTAACCGATGGTGTGACTCTTGGTACGCTAGATATCTTTCCTACTTCTAGATGTCTTTTGTAGCCTTGCATTGCAAATTGATTTGCATTATAGATTCTATCGTTTGTTCTCCATTCTTTTCTTGAAGGGCATAAAAAATAAGATACTCTTGAATTTATATTTTCATCCATTGAAATTAACTGATCTACAGTATCAGGGATTGACTTTAGATCAAGTATACAGGCAACGAGTACCTCGCTTAGCTTTGTGTGTGAACCATGAGAACATCTTGTTCCATCACTCTCCACAATGCAATTAAATGTGCTGACTGGTGCTCCAAGAATACTCCTAATACTATCGATCACACTCATGTCAAATATTGGCAAATCGTCTACATCAATTTCTAACAATGTTTTGCCAACCCACTCGTAGGGATAACCGTTTGGATGAATGGAATTTGGTAGGACGCATTGCCTACCATCCGATAACAGATCTATAACAGACGGTATCGATATGCTTTTCTCTCCACTGTATTGAAAGAAATATGAAACGCCTTTTTCTTTGTCGCCTATACGCCCACACAAAACAGGTGGTAGTAACTTATATATTTTATCTTGAGTTGGTTTATGTTTAACATCGATATCAAGGCAAATTATATTTGAGACTTTCCCACATTTTAAGCCTATGTTCTTTCCTTTATGATTATCTATTTCTTCAGAGAAATCATGGTTGAGCCAATCTTTTGTATAAGGGGCCTTTCCTAATACAGGAACCACTGGTAGTTCTTTATCAAAATATTCCCAAGCAACCTTTTCAAACATAACGCCCCCATACGAAAAAAACCGTATTAAGAAAGATTCTTTTATTGTTTCCTTGGGGAGGAACATCAAAAGAAAATACTTAATACGGTTTTTTTATTCTTATACTACGATAGCAGTATAAAATCTTCTATTAAAATTAAAATAAGCCCCTCCCCAAATGTCTACACGAAACTAACTTATATAAAATATTTACAATGCACAACTTTTTATCTATAAATAATCAACATTTAAACTGGGGAGGAACAAATGCAAGTCAAAAAGACTAATGACATCGTAGCTAAAAATATCAACGCTCTTATTTACGGCCCTTCCGGGGTGGGCAAAACAACGCTCGGGAGCACACTACCAGATAAGACATTAATCATCTCGCTCGAAGCTGGGTTGTTGTCCTTAATGAATCATGAAATTGATTATGTAGAAGTAGATCCAACTGACAAGATTGGTTCTCTTAGACGTATTTTGATTGAGGCAACAGGGAGTGATTACCAGACTCTATTTATTGACTCCTTAACAGAGATAAGTCAGGCATTCCTTGATGTAGCGAGAAAAGAATTTTCGGATGCAAGGCAAACTATGTTGATGTACGGACTTTATAACCAATACATGACTTCCTTTTTAAAACACACCAGGGATATGGAGAAGAATATCTTTTTCACCTGCCTTCAGAAAGATGACAAGGATGACATTGGTCGCATTACTCACACACCTGATATGATTGGATCTATATCATCTAAGTCGCCTGCATATTTTGATTTTGTTTTTGCTCTAATAATCTTTGAAAAAGAAGATGAAAAAGTCAGGGCAATACTAACAGATACAAATGACGGTTACATTGCTAAGGATAGAAGTGGGAAGCTAGATCAATATGAGAAAGCACACTTAGGAAATATAATAAATAAAGTTTTTTCAAAAGAGTAATACTGCTTAATTTAAAGTGGTCATATATGGAGGTAATTATGTTTGATTTGACTAATGTTGAAACCGGTGACAATTTTGCGCCTATCCCAAGTGGGACTTACTCTGCGTTTGTTGATAAGTGTGAGTTTAAGACTAGTGAGAAGGGTAGTGAGTATCTCAATGTTGCATTTAAGATTTGTGGAGATGACTACATGAATAGGCTTGTATTTAATGTTTACAATCTCTTCCATCCAAAAGAGCAAGTTAGAAACATCGCCCTGTCAGATATAACTAAGTTACTGCTCGCTTCAGGTATTGATAAAAAGACTCTGACTTTTAATTCAAGAGAATCATTGCTAGAATCAGTTTATTCCTGTCGGATTGATTTAGTCGTAGGTATAAAGAAAGATCCAGGCTATGAAGATAAAAACGTTGTTAAAGGGTATAAGTCGACAATAAGTGAACCCACCGCAATTAGCACGACAGATATTCCTTTTTAAAAATGAAGTTAAGAAAGTATCAATCCGATGTTATTGATTGTATTAGGGAAACGTTTGATAGAGGTATCGAACGTTTCTATATAAAGCTTGCTTGTGGTAGTGGTAAGACAATCATATTTGTTAAATTGGTTGAACGTCTTATACAAGAGTACCCTGAATTTCGGTGTGTTTTCGTTGTTCCTAAGAATATTTTAATTAATCAAACTATAGAAAAGTTTAATGATGCTGACATGGTAGGTATCTATAATGCCGGTCTTGGTAGAAAAGAATTAGACAGGCCCATCACAATCGCCTCGATTCAATCATTAGCAAATGCAAAAGTTCTACCCGAAATAAATGTTTTGTTTTTCGATGAATGCCATAGAGCAAAAGATACTCATGAAAAAGTTTATGAGAGATACAAAGAGCTAAGACCGCAGATGAAACTCGTTGGGTTGACGGCCACTGACTATGATATCAAACAAGATTTCTGGCAAGAAAAAATCTTTGATATGGGCCTTAAAAAATTAACAAAGAAAGGGTACCTATGTCCTATTATTTGTAGTGATGGTAAGGGGAAAATAGATCTCAGTAAAGTAAAGATATCGGGTGGCGATTATGTGATTAAAGATCTTGAGAATCAGTTGTCGATTGAAAAGATCACTGAACAATTAGAAGATATGTTAAGCAAAACTGCTGGCCGGAACAAAGTAATGATCATGGCCACATCGATTAACCACGCCAAACAGATCCATTTAATGGTCAAAGATTCACAGATAGTACATTCAAAAATGAGCAAGGAAGATCAGGATAAACAATTTGAAAAGTTCAAGAATAGTGGCAAGTATCTTGTTAGCGTTCTAATGGCCAGTGAAGGCTTTGACTATAGGCCTGCTGACTGTCTTGTTCTTATGCGGCCTACAAGATCGCCTACGTTATATGAACAGGCCGTTGGTCGCATTGCAAGGCCGCATGATTCTAAAGAGAACGGTCTGTTCCTGGATTACGGCCATGTCGTTAAAACTCTCGGGTTTGTTTATGACATTTCATCTCCAATAAAAGGTATTGCTAGGGCCAAAACATGCGAGAAATGTGCAGGGTTAAATAAACCTGGAGCACTTATATGTTCTCAGTGTGGAGAGCGTTTTTCAATGATATGTTTAAAGTGTCTGCAGGTTAAATTTGTTGGTGATAAGTGTATTCATTGTGA